CGACCTTTGCCAGTAATTGCGCACGTTCATTTGGCATCATCCGTTGACCCGCCGCAAGCAATAACGCGCCCAATGAACCCATTGAGTTCATTCGCGCATCATACATTTGCTGATTGGACACGCCGTAGTTTGGGTCCAATCCTTGCGGATTTTCAGGTGGATTCATAAAATCTAAGAGTCCCATGATTATCTTCCTTAACCTAATAACCCACGAAGCGTCTTTTTCGGGTTGGGGCTTTTGTAAATATCGTTTAATTTCGAAAGCAAACCGGGCGGCAATACTTTAACACTTTCGGGGCGAATTACATATTCGCCTTCATGTACCGTACCATGCACAGGTTGCGGTGGGCCATTGCCGCGTTTTGGAACTGGGCCACCCATACGCCACGCGCCACCGCCGCGTTCCGATGCGCTTTCGCCTCCTGCGTCTTGGCCGCCATTATTTGCGCCGTAACCGCTACTCGCGCTATTATCCCAACCGGAATATCCTCGATTACGATCCGCCATTTGCTGCGCATCAGCTTGGCGTAATGCCTCAAGATTTGCTGCTTCTTGCGCAGATGCTTGTTCGGCTTGTTGGCGCGTTGCCGCAGAATTATTCTGTTGTGTCTCAGGCGAAGAAAGTTGGTCTTGCAATTTTCCATCAACAGGCGCGGAAAAAACTGCGGCAGAAAGGCGCGAGAACCCGTTGTCATATCCGGTAACAGGCTCGTAGTTCGCTGAGAGCATCCCGTTGAGCGTTTGGCTATCATACGTATTCGGCGCAGACAAAGGCGTTCCGGTAATTGATACTTGAGGACCAAGACCACCCATAAGGTCGTTTGACGACAAACGATAAGTATCCGGTGCGGGGGAAATTCCTGCAGTTTTTGGACTCGTGTTTTGTGTGCTAGTCGGAACCGAAGCTGGGGCAGGAGTTGAGGCAGGGGGCGAACCAAACAACCCGCTAAGAATACCACCAACTGCGCTGAAAGGGCCACCGTCATTAAAAGACCAACCCGCGCCGCCACCATTTGAATATGGCCCGGTTGCACCGAGTGTATCACCTACAGGCCCGTTGCTACGGCTATATGTATCGTTATACCCAAGGCCATTACCCATTGAAGTATGGCCGTTTGTCGCCCCTTGCGCGGTATTTGAAAGGCCCGATGCAGGTGCAGCGGCGGTATTTGTCGCCGCAGGTGCCGTATATACAGGTGCCGAAAAATCGGAAGGCATACGAAAGAACGACGGAGACGGAGACAAAAGACCGCCCGTATTATCCGCAGGTGGTGGAACGTAAATTCCGGCGTTTGACGCTTGTTTTGCTAAAGCAGCCTTTAATGTATCCGAAAGCGCTTGGTGTGTAGGACCAAGATAATTACGCGTCGCAGGGGTCATTTGCGGTAAAAACGCGCCATTCGAAGCCGTTGGCGTCTGTAATGCCAAAGCCTGCCGGATATAATCATTGGGGTCTATATTATAAGGATACATCGTTTACCCCAGAAAGTTAAAACCAGTAAACCCTTGCGGGCGGCGCATAACGGGTTGAAGCATTTGCATTTGCGGCGCAGCGCGGTTGGCGTTTGCCAAAAGGCCAAAACCCATTTGTAAAGACGGATCGGGTTTATCCATTTCCGCTAAAAGACCATTTGGCGCGGGGGCGTTACATCCGACGCACCCGCTTCCTTATACGCTGTTGCAGGGCCATTACCGATAGCACTACCGTATTTTGAGTTCCATAGGCTAACGAAATCCGATGCTTTGGCGTTTGGATCGCCGCCATTTCCGGAAATCACATTCGCAGCGGCGCGGCGACTCGGATAATAAGGCGCGAGTACATCCGTCGCGTTTTTATCCGGATTCGTTAACAACGCACCTGCGCCTGTAACACCTTGCTGATGCGCCAAATACGTTTCTGCGGCTGTTGGTTCGTGGCCCAAAATACTTGCCAATGCACCCGCGTTGTTTTTGTAAAGATTTAAAAACGCGTTGGTATTGGCGGTTGGATCGTAAATATCACCATTACCGTACTTAGCCCATTCATTTGTGCCTAACTGATACAAACCTTTATGTTGGCTCGCAGAATCTTTGTTCGAAAATGGATCAAATCCCGACTCAATTTTTGCAATGGCAAGCGCGGCATCGGGATCGACACCTTTTGCAATAGCTTGTTTGCGGATGAGTTCCTGAATATTCATCTTAGCCCAGCAATCCCAAGAGCCCGCCACCAACAGCACCGATGCGAGTGCCAACACCCGGCAATAGCATGGAACCAATCCGAGCGCCTGCCAAACCACCGCCCAATGCTGATAAGCCAAGGTTCGAAGTCGGTCCCGGCGACGTTTGCGTGGTAGTTCCGCCGTATGGCGTCGCGCCAAGAGCTTGCAAAGGAATTTGCAACTGTTGCAAAGGGAATTGCTGTTGTTCGGTATATGCTTGTTTAGCCGCGTCAAGCTGCGCTTGCTGATTTGCCTGAATAGCCTCTTGGCCCGTAAGCCCAGCAGCCGCGCCTTGCAGGAACGAATTTTGCCCTTGAGCTGCAAGAGTGCCAAGATTATTGGCAGCGGTGAGATTGAGCCCCGCACCCGACAAACCAGCTTGCTGATTCGCCAACTGTGCTTGCAAATTGCGGTTGATGTCGTTTTGCGCTGCGTTTTGCGCCTGTGCAAAGTTCTGCGCCTGCAACTGCGAAGCCAATTGCCCAGCCTGCATGGCAGCGCCCGCGTTGGTAACACCTTCAGAAATACCTTGACGGGAACCACCAAAAGCACCTGTTTTAAGAGCTTGGTCGCCGACTTGGTTAAGCGCTTGCTGGCGTTGAATATCAAGTGACTGTAACCCAGAATTGATGACGTTCTGTGTAAAGGGGTTCATGTACCCGCTTAAGTCAGCATTGGTCAAGCTACCTGCGTTAACTTGCGCGGGCTGGTAGCCCGTCACGTCAGCCGCAGTATTCTGCGCGTAGGCAAAGGCTGGGTTGGTAGAACCGATGTTTTGCTGCACGGAATTGATGTCCGAGAGCTGCGCTGGCGTCATACCGGCAACACGCTGCCCAGAATACGGACCCATCATGTTACCTGCTACCTGATAAGCAGCGTTCAAATTTTTCTGTGCGGCGTTATTTACCCAATCTGGATATTCGGTCTTGTTCGTAACCGTTTGCGTGCCGCCGCCACTAGATTTGCCCATCAGAACATTCCTTCAAGGTCATACTGCATGACCACTTTCGATTTCTTCCATCCGTATTCAGGTAGAACTTTTTCCCACCCAAAACGGCCTAATGTAGTCAAATATGCGCACGAATTTGTAAGCGCGTGTTTAACTACTTCCTCCTGCAAATCCATGACGCCCGGTAATTCGCCCGCGACCACGAAACAATGCAGGTATCTTTTTGTGGAGCCTGCACGATTTCGGTGATGCAGACGCCCCAATTATTCCAAAAGATTTGAAATTTCCCCTCAAGCAAACCTTGTCGAACGTCTTCCCATGTGTGGGTATTCCCGCCATGAGCCAGCGCTTTTTCGATGCGCCGGATAATTTCGTCCGGTGGTAGCCCGTCAGATGTCTCTTGTTTTACCACTATTTATCGCCGTTGTAACTATCCCTAAATCAGACACCGTGATTTCATACACGGTGCCATTTGGGGAAGATAAAAGGATTCTAGGCACGGATTGATCTTTCGATACGACCGAAATAAAGGTCTTTCGAATAATATCCAGCACTTGAATAATAAAAGCCTGCGTGATGCTTCCGGGTGGGATCGGGAACTGAATATTCATCGTCCAGACCCTTCCGATACGTCCAACCGCACCTTGCCGATGCCGAAATCCGCGTCTTGCGATGCAGCGAAGCGAATTCGAGCCTCACGGCCACTAACCCGAACATCGGTGTAGCCATTGGAACGCGGGGCATAAGGCCCGAATACACGTTCCGCGCCTTCCGGTGTCATGTGCGAATAGAATGTTACATTTAAGTTCGAATAACCCGTTCCAGTACCGGGCAGGACTTGCCGGACTTCGACCGTCTTATCACCGTTGCCCAAGCCTAACGCACCTGTTTCGGCATAAACCTGACCAACTCGGCTTACACCGGAGTCGGTATAACCGATTTCGTGTTGGTACATATTTCCGACGCTATCGCCCATGTAGGGGTATTTAAAGACATCGGCAGTTGCCATCGCACTACGGGACATCTTACCCCATGCCCACCAGTTCTCTTGATAATTCCAGATCACATAACGGTTGGCTTCTTGGTTGCCTGCGGTTGCGTAAAAGAACCAAATTTCGGGGTAAACGCCGTTATGCGCAGCGTGCATACGGAACGGACCGTAATTCGGGTCCAATTCCGACATAATATCATTCAAAATAGGGCAGTCGAGCGGTTGCACGAAACCGCCCGAATAAATCTGAAACCCAAGACGGGATAACCAGACGGCTTTGCCGTTGAATGTCGCCACGCCATCGGGGTGGAACATTTCAGTGTCAGAAATCCGCTGAAATCCGTAAACGTATGGCGTTCCGACATACGTTGCCAAGAAAATATCCGTCAGCGAAAAAATCAACACACCTTCTTTGACTTTAACCGCCTTTTGCAAAGGTGTTTTAGTGGTAAGATCAAGAAAACCAGCCGTATTCGTCGTACTGCTATAATTCCAATCGGTGTAATCTTCGCGTGAACTCCACGCAACGCGTCTCGCCGACCCACCGCTTCCGGTTTGGCCGATAGCCATTACATGACGCTCATCCGTAACAATTACCGCAGCGTTGCCCGTTGGGGCCGTCGAAATTGCTACGGGTTTCGTACTTGGAGTGGAAGTCGTGTAGTAAAATATGCGTCCGTCGCTGTTTGATGTGCAAATAACGTCTTGACCCCAGTTTCCAAAAGTCCAATACGCAAACGGGGAATAGACGGGCGAAGGCGACGGACGGGCGTTGCCGTATGTGTATTTACCGTATTCAAAAGTACCAAATCCACCATTGGCACCGATTGTAGTCAATGGCACGAAACTGGTCGGCGTAATGTCAACATAACCGCCTTGATCGGTATAAAGTTTGGAATCGGTGCCAACAAGCACGTTGCGCGAATTGCCGTTGTCACGGTACACAAAAATCTTACGCACTGCGCCAGTTAGCGCAGTTGAAGTCAATTTTTGATTGCCAAGCACGGGCATTAAAGAGCCCGATTGCCACCGCACCAAATTCGAATCCCACCATGCACCCGGCGTATCATACGGGGTGTTGTTCCGTTCCAGACCGGGTGGGAATTGAATGGGTACTAAAGTCATTAGGCCCACGCCTCGCTATTCCATAACTTTGCTTCTGCCGTACGCCGACGAACAAGACCTTGCAAAACCTGTCCACCGCCGTGCGTCCAACGCATTAACTGATCCGGCACGGCGTCGTAAGCCCCTGCGTTTAAACGGGATAATAACGTCGATGACCGAAGTGTTTGAGTGCCTAAATTATAAGTAAACGAGCAAAGCGCGTCGAATTGATCTTGGTTTAAAGGCACAGTCACAGCGGCCCCAACCTGCTGCGCAAACTCTGCAAGGTCATCAGCAAGCATTTCCGCAGCGGTGGCTTCGGTCACGAACTTTACACCTACGTCAGCACGTGTGACATTTTTCGTGTGACCGTATCCTATGGTCGGCACGTTTGCCGGGCATAGGTAGGCGGTGGGCTGAAAGCCTTCAAAGTGTTTAATCAATTCAATACCGTTTGCCGATACTTGCATTACGCCAACGCCGGAGTATTTGGATCAACAGGCCATACAAATGCCGCGATGGCGGTTACTAAAGCAGGCACATCCGCAGCGGCGGCAATCGCGGCGCGATTTGCAGCGGCGGCGGTGCGTACAGCGGTACGATACGTGGCTGTAGCCGCAGGTACATCGACGTTTGTTTCCGCTTTACGGACGATCATCCAATCGGTCGGGAACAGAAGGCTATACGCGATCTGGTCTACCTGCTTGGTCCAGCTTTCTTTTAGCTGCGC